GGTCGATATCATCGCCAACGAAATCGAGCTTATGCAGAACCGCAAGCCGCAGCAGCAGGGCTGCCAGCAGCCACAGCAGGCGCAGCCCGCGCCGCAGTGGAACGCCCGGCAGGCCTACGCCGAGGCCCCGCAGTCCGAGTCCTACGGCGATGATTTGCCTTTTTAAGACTGAAACGGGGTGGGGTGCTCTGAAGCATTCCGCCCCTCATTGGGAAGGGGGCGACGCGGGATGATGGGCGGCATAATCGGCACAGCCGAGGAAATAATCCATTGGCTTCTCGAGCAGCCGAAGGGCGGGCAGCTTTACGAAATCAAGGAGCGCAAGCGCAAGCGCACGCTCACGCAGAACGCCTACTATTGGGCGATGCTCAATCAGTTGGGACGAGTTCTGCGCATACCGACCTCGGAGCTTCATTTCCGCATGCTGAAGGAGCACGCACCGTTCGAGGTCGTGAGCGTGCGTTCCGACATCGACGTGTCCGGCTACTTTCGCTACTACGAGGAAATCGGCACGGGGTTCGCTGGCGGGCGTGAGTTCACGCACTATCGGGTCTACAAGGGTTCGAGCCACATGGATTCGACGGAGTTCTCGCGCCTGATTGATGGAGCGCGTGAGGAATGCGAGGCGCAGGGCATCCCGGTTCTCACGCGCGGGGAAATAGCACGACTCAAATACATCGAGGGGGAAGGATGATGAAGGAGCATAGCGTTCTGGGGTGCGGCGAGTGGTACGACGAGCGTCATGGTGTCTTGATTGCCTGGTACGACGAGCGCGAACCGTGGCTCGTGCGGCACGAGGTCTTCCACGGCCCGAACCGCAAGAAGTCAATCGAGTACGGTCTTTACGTGTTCCTTTCGCCAGACGCGCACAACATGAGCGGCTATGCGGTGCACTTCAACCGACCGTTCGAAGAGTACCTTCAGGCGGTGTCGCAGCGCCGAGCCATGGAGCACTACGGCTGGTCGCTCGATGACTGGATGCGGGTAATAGGCCGAAACTACGTTTAGAAAGGGGGATGCAATGGTGAGCCAAAAGAAGATGGTTCTCGACTACATACGCGAGTTCGGAAGCATCACGCCGCTCGATGCGTTCAAGGACCTCGGCGTGACAAGGCTCGCGGCAGTCGTGTTCGCTCTCAGGGAAGATGGGCACGACATCCACAAGGAGCGCGAGCACGCATACAACAGGTACGGCCAGAAGGTCAGGTACGCACGGTACAGCTTCGGAAGGGACGAGAGAAATGAAAATTAAGCTCAATAAAGGCGCGTTCATGCCAGTGAGGGCACACGATACCGACGCTGGGGCAGACCTGCGCTCGCCAGTCGATGCGTTGGTTCCAGCTATGGGGTCGTGCGCCATCGACACGGGCGTCCACATCCAGCTTCCGCACGGCTACGTCGGCATGCTGAAGAGCAAATCAGGTCTGAATGTCCGGCACGGCATCACGTCCGAGGGCGTCATCGACGAGGGCTATACTGGGTCGATAATGGTGAAGCTCGTCAATCACGGAGACAGGCCTTACAAAATCGAGCGTGGGGACAAAATCACGCAGCTGGTAGTCGTTCCGTGCGAGTACGTGGATTTTGAAGTCGTTGACAAGCTTGACGATTCCGAGCGAGGGGATAATGGCTATGGCAGCACGGGGAAATAGTCGCGGTCTAGGGTTAAAATAGGCAAAGAAATAGGCGGGTAGCATCCGGTAAACGTGTGTCGTGGGAAGTCAAAAACATCTGGTGGATACCATTGGGAATATGTTGAAGAGCCGAGGTGATTACGATTAACAAGTACAACGCTAAAAAAACTAAGATAGATGGCATGGTCTTTGATTCAAGACGAGAGGCCAATCGGTACGTTAAATTACGCGAAATGGAGAGAAACGGCGAGATATCAGACCTCAAAAGGCAAGTCAGGGAAGAGTTGATACCGCCGTTTGACTGCCAAGGCAAGCATTTTCGCGGAATATATTATGTAGTCGATTTCGTTTACACGGATTCTGACGGCGATGTTATCTGGGAAGATGTGAAGGGAATGAAAACCCAGATATACCTGATGAAGCGGAAGCTAGTAGCTTACCGATACGGAAAAATTATCAAAGAGACATGACAACATCGAGGAGTCGTGATGCTATAATTTAAGAACGCGAGGGTTGCAGCCTTGCAAATGACATAGCTTTTCAAGCCTTAACGGCATGAAAATAGAAAGCCCCGTCGCAGCTGCAACCTGTGACGGGGCTTTCGCATATGGGGTGTAGATATGGCATTCCTCAGAAAAGAGCACAAGGAAAATTACACGTGCATCAGCAACGACGTTTTCAGGAGCGACCTATCGCTCAAGGCTCGCGGGATGCTATGCACGATGCTTTCACTGCCTGATGATTTGGAATTCAGCGAGAACGGGCTGCAAGCGATATTGAAGGACGGCCAGACTTCGATAAGGTCAGCAATCAAGGAACTCGAAACCGCTGGGTTCCCATCACGCACAAGGGAGCGCGACGAGAGCGGGAGAATGGGGCGTTGCATATGGACTGTGAGCGATTATCCACGCTTTGAAAACCCCAACTTGGCTAATTCCAACTTGGGGAATGAACCCCAATTAAGTACTAAAGAACAAAGTACTAATGCATCAAGTACTAACAAGAAGAAAGAAAGTACGCGGGCTAGCTACGACGAAATCATCGTCGTAAAAATGAACCCGACGTTCGTGGAAGAATACGAGGGATGGATGTAACGATGAAATACACGATATTCGGATTCAGCCAAGAGCAAGTCCTTAATCTGTGCGACGAGCATCAATCAATAGACGAGCGCGACCTCATGATTCTGCGATGGATTATGGACTTCTATTTTGGCGGCATGGAGAAGCGCGTAATAGATGGCGTCGAATATGGGTGGGTCAATGCTTCATACGTATGCGACGAGCTGCCGATTATGCACCTCAACGCCGAAGCCGTAAGGCGCAGGCTCAAGAAGCTTGTTAAATTCGGGTTGCTGTATCATCGGCAAGTGAAAAACAGCGAGGTCGGCACGCGAGCGTATTACCGCCCCACCGAACGTACCGTACAACTTCAAAGTGGCACGGGTACTACTTCAAAGTGTGACGGGGGTACTACTTCAAAGTGCGACCCCGTACCACTTCAAAGTAGCAACAAAGATTCTTCTATCAGTGACCCATCTATCACCAATCCATCTATCAAATGCGATAAGCCCTCGCGAAAGAGGGAGCCGCGCCACAAGTACGGAGAGTACCAGAACGTCCTTCTAAGTGACTCAGACATGGAGAAGCTAAAAACAGAGTTCCCCACGGACTGGGAGGAGAGAATCGAGCGGCTCAGCTACTACATGGAATCGAAGGGCGTAAGTTACAAGAATCATCTGGCAACTATTCGGAACTGGGCACGGAAGGACAAGGAAGAGAAGAGGGGCGCTGTTTCACGTGAGACATCAAGCGGATTCGACAAGAAGGTAGACGCCGACTACTACTACCAGAGCACCGGCGACGAAGAGGTCGACAAGGTTCTCGGCCTCGGCAAGTACGCGCCGAATAAGCGATAGAGAGGAATGAGAACCATGGATACAAGCGGAATCATCGAGGGGCTTGCGAAGGCGGCAGCTCGGAACCACAGGCCGCAGGGGGGCGACTACATCAAGGACGGCCTGCTCTACTGCGGAAAATGCCACACGCCAAAACAGTGCGAGGTCGAGTGCGGCGGCAGGGTAATCAAGCCATATTGCATGTGCAGGTGCGAGATAGAGGAGGAGGAGCGCAGGAAAGAGGAGGAGCGCACGCGGGAGAGGATGCAGCGCGTTGACAGGATGCGCCGCACCGGCTTCCCGGACTCCGAGATGCGTGGGTGGACGTTCGCCCATGATGACGGCAAGGACGCGAAGACGATGGCCGCTATGAAGCGGTACGTCGAGAAGTTCCCGCAGATGTTGGAGAACGGCACGGGGCTGATGCTCTACGGCAACGTCGGCAGCGGGAAGAGCTTTGCGGCCGCGTGCATAGCGAACGCACTCATCGAGAGCGGAACGCCGTGTCTCATGACTAACTTCCAGCGCATAGTGAACAAGCTGTCAAGCGGGTTCTCGGGGAAGCAGGAGTACATCGACAGCCTGCGGGAGTTCGACCTTCTGATAATCGATGACTTCGCCGCCGAGAGGCGTACCGAGTACATGGCGGAGCAGGTGACGGCAGTCATCGACGCCCGCTATCGCTCTAAGCTTCCCCTGATAGTAACGACGAACATCAACCCCCGCGACCTCATGGGTGCCGATGGGATAGGCGAGCAGCGAATCTACAGCCGCATCATGGACATGTGCGTACCCGTGGCCTTCAATGGGCAAGACCGCCGACGCTCGGACTACGCTGCGAGGACGGCAGCAGCCAAGGAGCTTCTCGGGCTGTGACGGAGCGCGAGCTTTCGCAGGCCGTGCATTTCAAGGCGGAGCCGGACGCACTCCGCAGGGCCGCAGCCCTTGAGCCTAGCCCAGAGGTTCTGAGGTCGATAGACAGGCAGGCGGGGGCCGTGGAGTCCGCAAGGCTTGAGGCCATGGCTTTCATCGCGACGATACCTGACGCGAGAGTCAGGGCGATAGCGGTCATGCGGTTCCTCGAAGGCAAGAGCCGGGAGACGATAGCGAGGCGGATGCATTACGAGAGGACTTCCCCAGCCGAGCAGCTCCGCAGGTTCCTCCGTGGTAGAATATAGCCGCGCCCATACCGGCGTCTCCTTTCTCTAGCGGCCCGCAAGTCAAGACCTTGCGGGCCGCACCCATATATGGGCGAAAAAGTCTCATGTTCTCGCTTGCGACCGCTCGATATAGGTATATACCAGTAACCGCAAGAGGGGAAAGCGAGAGAAAGGAACCCCAAATGGCAAATACAGTCTTCGACACTGACTTCCAGCCCGACGATGGGGTTCTTCTCCACGAAGGCTCACGGTTCCATTGGAGCGGAAAGGTCGTGGACATGACGGAATCCGACAAGAAGTGCCACGACGTGACAACGTGGTTCCTTCCGGATGAGATGCGAGAGGGATACAAGGCGCTTTTCGCAAGGTGGAAGAAGGCCCCCGGGAATGGGGGTTTTTTTATTTTGAGAAACTTTCGGTTCCCGCTTCCGCCTGCCTTGTATAGGTGTATACTTGCTATAGCAAGCGAGGGAAAGAGAAAGGAACCGCGAAATGAAGAACGCCGATGCCGTAGAGGGCATCCTAAACAAGGTGGCTGCAGGGTTCACCGTATTTTCAGTCTCCATCTTCACGCACGATGGCAAGATTCCATCCAAGGGCCATGGCTTCGATAACGCGGGGGCGGCAATCGCGGCATACGGAGATGAAGAGGTCTGCATATGGAAGCCTGAGAGCATGTCAAGCGGAAAAGCGTGCGTAACCATCAGGCTCAAAAGTCGGGAGGCGTAACAGCATGTGGTGGAAGGTGTGGTCGAACGATGAGATGGAATGCATCGAATCCCAGAGAGAAGGGAACGTTATGGAGAAAGCGGACGGGCACGAACGCTACGAGGTGCGCGGCATCCAAGCGGAGGGCATTATCGCCGACGTGATGGAGCGCGTCGAATCCGCAGAAGGGTTCGGCATGGCGCAGGCATGGGATGTGGGGAACGCGCTCAAATACCTTCTGAGGGCCGGCAGGAAGGACGCTCTAGACATAGAGCTGGGCAAGGCCGAGAACTACCTGCATCACGCGCTCACGGGCGAATGGCTCGGGTACCGAATGAAGGGCGAAGAGTAGCCCCGCCTTCCCGTGGGGGGCACATACGAGAGAACGGAGAAGAACGCATGAAGGACATTTCATCGACTGGGGACGCAAAGGCACCGTCGAGGCGCGGGATACGACACACGCGCTTCCCGTGGAGGGCCGCGTGCGCCGCGGTCGGGTTCATCGGACTCTGCTGGCTCATCGACTACGTGGTGATTCCGGCGGTCCTGTGGACGGTGCTCGCCCTGTTCGGGGAGGTGCCGGCGTGATGCAGGATTACCAAACGCTGGCACTGAGTTATGCCGAAGAGCTGTCCGACCTGAAGCGCCGGTACGCAAACCTAGAGCGCCACTGCCGGGGGCTTGAATCGAAGCTGTCCAAGACGCGCGACCGCATGAAGATGTACCGCGAGCGCTGCAAGGCGTGGGAGAGGGCACTGGCCAAGGCGGACAGGCTTTACCGGGGCTATATGCACGATGAAGAGCTCAGGGCACCGCAAAAGGCGTATGGCGTGGCGGTGTGCGCCGCGCTCATCCGCAAAGAGGTAGCGTCTACCTATCCGAGCGCCGATTGCGCCGAGCTGCGCAACAAGGTTCTCAATCGCGCACCCTCCCCAGATGGGGACAAAACCGAATAACCGATTCTAAGCGCGTATAAGGCGTGGTTTTGGCTTGACCCTAGACCGTATAGGGTCGAGCGATTATCGCGCCGTAAGCGCCGGATGAGCAAGCGATAGCGGCAAATCTAGCGAACTAAGAAAGGAGACCAAATGACCGTAGAGCTACCCAAGGACGCGGAAGGCCGCGAGATTCCGCTGGATACGGCACTCCTGTACGGGAAAGTATCAGGCGAGGAGTACGAGGTCGTCTGCTTTATCTTCAGACCGAGCATGGGGCAATGGAGGGTCGGACTCAGGAGGCGAGATGACTTGGGCATCTACGCGACAGGGAACTTCACCCTTAGCCCACCCGACACATGGGAGAAGCTGCTCGATGACTTGGACGCGGCAGGTGACGCCGGGCATCAAGGGGCTTGCGCCTACCTCAACGGAGACAAAGACGTATATTGCCGTACATCGTGCCCCGGCGGCAAGGACGACTGCGTTCCGATTGCCATGCGCGACATCTCCGACCGCATCCGCAAACTGAGGGGTGGGGGCGATGAGTAGGGCAGGCGGTGCGGGAGCCCCCTTCGAGCCGGTGTTCACCCCCGACTCGACGGCGTGGCCGGTCAGGTGGCCGGAGCGCCTGATGCTCAAGCCGGTCTTCGGCGTCTTTCGCGGCGAGACGCGCGATTACGCGCCGGGGCGCACGTGCCACATGATAGGCAGCGGAGCCGAGTCTTGCCGCTCGGAGTGTGGCTGGCGACACGATTATGACGACGGGCCGCCGTTCTGCGCGGGCTGCGGAGCGAAGGCGGTCCGATATGGCGATTGGCGATGACGGGCGCCGCGAGGCAGCAAAGAGGCCGCGCGAGTCGCCGAGCGACGTGTACGAGGTCGAAGGCCAATGGAAAACGGAAGGCATCGGCACCGATTGCCACGGCCGGACGGACTGTTACCTGATTCACGGCGTCCCGCCCGAATGCCTCCCCGCAGAACACATGCACCCTTGCGATTATGGGGAACTGCACGCACGCCTCGCCGAACCCATAGGGCCGGAGCCGGAGCGCACGTGCCAGATGGATAGAAGTGAGTTCGCCGATTTCGCCCCGGAGTACGAGGGGCCGTATACGTGTCCCAAGTGCGGCGAGGAGACGGCTGTTCTGGCATGCGTGAACGATGGCGGGGACATGGAATGGATGAAGCCGCGGTTCTGCGGATTCTGCGGTGCGAAGGCAGTGGAGGCGGTGGACGAATGATTACCGATAGACAGCGCCGCGAGGCCGTCGAGTTCCTGCGCACCCACAGGTGCGCCGGCGAGGGCAGCGCGTACAGGACCGTGGGCGACTGCCTCGGATGCATCAGGGCGAGCAGGGCGCTGTTCGGTAACGATGGCGCGCTATGCAACCTAGACAGCTCGGGGCCGGGAATGTGGCAGAGGCTGGCAGACTTAATCGACGACCGGAGGTGATGCGCATGGCGACTGAAGCGCAGATAAAGGCACAGAGGAAGTACGACGCCGAGAACACGCGGCAGGTTCACCTGAAGCTGAATCGCCGCACCGACGAGGACGTTCTGGAAAAGCTCGACAGCGTTCCCAGCAAGCAGGGCTACATCAAGCGGCTCATACGCGCCGATTTGAAAAAATAACCAGATGCGGGAATCCGAGAGGGTTCCCGTTTTCCATTTCGAAAAACTTCCGAGTCCAGCCTGCATAAGGTCGTTATAGGCGTGTACCCTGCCACAGCAAGCGGGGGGGAGGGAAAGGAACCCACGATGACCGACGCAATCGCGACAGGGGTTCGCAACGCGGCGGAGTGCATGGCAGTCGACGAGCTCGGGAATCCGTGGATTGGCGGTGACGGGCTGAAGAACGCAGGGAACGGGAAAGACGTCGACGGGCTTTGCGAATCGGGAGCCGTCAGGTACGACGGAACGCGGTATCGCGTAAATGAGGACTGCGCAAGCCCCTTTGAGCGCATATAGAAGAGCACGAGGGCTACCGGAAGACGGCGGCCCTTTTCATTTCGAAAGACCCCGACCCCCGCCTGCATAAGGTTGTTGTAGGTGTATACCAGTATCGGCAAGTGCGGGAGAGAGAAGGGAAACGGCAATGGAAATCCTCACCTACAAGTACGGAATGCGCCTGCGCCCCTACGACATCGGGTGCCGGCCAAAGGATGGGTTCGTATGCGTGGCGGAAGGCGGAACAGCCGATGGCCACGCGTATCGCAACTTCGTCTACTACATCAGCGAGCTCGATAGGGTGACCGCATCCGACTACGACCTCGATTACCTCGGACCCAAGTTCCTCAAGGCGGAAGAGATGTGAAAGCAGAAGGGGATGCGGCATGAAGGCCCCGGCAACGGGGCCCTTTCCATCGTTCCCGCAATTCCCGCTCCGCGTGGCGTATAATCAAGGGAGTGTGGAAACCAATCGGAAAAGAGCGGAATTGCAGGGATTCTGGGAAAAACTTCTATGGGTGTGCACCCCGTCTGTGCTGGCAGCGACCGCTACGATTGTGTCGAATCCGGGAATCGATTCGCAGTTCGCAATCTACTCGGCGGCGGCAGTCGTCGCCCTCCTGGGCATAGCGCTGTCGAACAGGCGCGCCGAGAAGGAGAGGGCCGACGAGGAGAACGAGCTTTTCAAATCGGCCTTGCGGGCGCTGCTGAGAAGCGAGATTATGCGGACGCATCATCATGCCGTGCGTGACGGCCACGCCTCGACCGTCGACAAGGAGGTAATGGAGCGCACATATCAGAGTTATCACAGGCTGGGCGGCAACGGCATCGCCACGAATCTACACGACGAGATGATGGCGCTGCCGACAATGGACGATTAGGAAGGTGGAAAGAATGAAAGAGTACATCATCAACGACAAGCTCTACCACGGGTTGAAATGGGCGGGACTTATCGCGTGTCCCGCAATCGCGACTTTCATCGGCGCGGTGTTCCCTGCGTGGGGAATCCCGAACGTCGATGCAATCGTGCTCACGCTCAACGCGACCGGGGTTCTCATCGGCGCCCTCATCGGAGTGAGCGCGGCAACCTCCAAGCAGGTACCGGAAAGGACGGAGTAGACATGGCGATGCAGGGAATCGACATCAGCGGATGGCAGGCGGGAATCGACCTATCGAAGGTCCCATGTGATTTCGTAATCGTGAAGGCGACGCAGGGAGTGAACTTCGTCTCCGGCTCGTGCGACCCGCAGGTCCAGCAGGCCATCGCCCTCGGCAAGCCGTTCGGCTTCTACCATTACGTGGACGGCAGCGGGGCACAGGCGGAAGCCGACTTCTTCATCGACCATTGCGCAGGATACATCGGCAAGGGCATCCCGTGCATCGACTGGGAGAGCGCCGAGAATTCCGCGTGGGGCGACACCGGCTACCTCAAGCGGCTCGTCCGGCGAGTCATCGACCGCACGGGAGTCAAGCCGCTCATCTACGCGTCCGCCGGCGCCTTCCCGTGGGACGTCGCGCAGGCCCTCGACTGCGGCGCATGGGTCGCACAGTACGCGAGCAACGACGCCACCGGATACCAAGACAGCCCTTGGAACGAGGGCGCGTACAGCTGCGCCATCAGGCAGTACAGCTCGGCCGGAAGGCTTGCGGGATACAATGGCAACCTGGACCTGGACAAGGCCTACATGGACGCCGACGGATGGGCGAAGTACGCGGGCGCGGCAGGCGCCCGGCCGACCGGCTGGATCCAGAAGGACGGCCGCTGGTGGTACAGGCATGCAGACGGCTCGTATACCAGGAGCGGCTGGGAGAAGATCGACGGCAGATGGTACCTCTTCGATGCCGACGGCTGGATGCTGACCGGATGGCGGCAGGTCGGCGGCAAGTGGTACTACCTCACCGATTCCGGCGCAATGGCCACCGGCTGGGTGAACGACGGCGGGAAGTGGTACTACATGGACCCGGGCACGGGGGCGATGCATGCGGCCGATGTCGAGAGCATCGGCGGAAAGTGGTATGCCTTCGGCGCGGACGGCGAGATGCAGTACGGCGTCGGTTCCGACGCGAGCGGCGCGCTGAAGGTGTAGGCGGCAGGACAACCGAGCAGGGCCACGAAGCGGGTCTCGTCCAATCGGCGGGGCCCGCTGCCGATTGACGGGAGGACGCACATGGGGGCATACAGGGCCTGCAGCAGGTGCGGGAGGATGCACGCATACGGCGAGCCGTGCCCGATGGGGAGGCCGGCATACAGGTACGAGAGGACGGGCGCGGACAGGCTCAGGTCCACATCCAGGTGGAAGAGGAAGAGCCTGCAGGTGCGGGACGATGCGCACTGGATGTGCGAGGTATGCCGAGACCGGGGGAAGGTCACGACCGAGGGGCTCGAGGTCCACCACATAGAGAAGCTCAGGGAGGACCCGGACGGGCTGGTCGAGGACGGCAACCTCGTGTGCCTGTGCAGGCTGCACCATGGGATGGCGGACGACGGCGGGCTGTCGGGGGAATACCTGCGGGGGCTCGCGGCCAAGAGGATCGAGGGCTGTCGGGGCGGGGGCACGGGGGGACGCTCCGGATAGCCAAGGGCAAGCCGACCCCCCCCTACCCTGCGGGAATCCGGGCGCGCCGCCGCGCTATCAACAGGCCCCGGTACAGAGATAAAATTTCCAATCCGCTGGCCTTTTTTGGAAAACGGCGGTTTATCGGTCAAAAACTGCGATTATCATTCAATAAGGGCGACCTGTTGAAAACTTTGTCGACAACTCGGGGAAATTATCGGGAAGGGAGATTTCCAAGGCATGGAAAAGAAGACTGAGGTGGCGAATATGGAAAAGAAGAGCCTTGACGAGCAGGCAGCCGAGATTCTGCGCATTGCGGAAGAGACCGGTGTCCAAACCAACTTCTTCTTCGTGACCACCTTCAAGCGCTATCAGGTTCAGCTAAGCAACCTCGGAGAGCTTGAAAAGGCAATCAGGGAAACGGGAACGCTAGTCACGAAAGAGTACGTGAAGGGTCGCGCCAACATCTACGTCAGCCCAGCGGTCACGGAGTACAACAAGACCACCGACAGCGCGAACCGCACGGTGACCACGCTCATGAAAATCATCAAGGGATTCGCCAAGGAGGACGAGGAACGCGATTCCGACTACGACCCGCTCATGGCGATAATCAACGGTGACAGCGATGGCGAGCAATAAGGGCTACGAGTACTGCGAGCGCGCGATAGGCGCCGACACCTGTCCAAAGTACGTCAAGAAGCAGATGCGCCTGTGGATGGATGTCTGCGACGGCAAGAGCGACAAGTACTTCGTCAGCGACGCAAAGATTCGCCAAGTCGAATCAATCCTGAAGCTGCTCATCATGCCGAAGGGCCTGAAGACCGGGCAGACGCTCTACGAATGCACGACCGGGTATCAATGGCTGCTCTACATCGCCGTCCTCTGCACCGTCTACCGCGACAACCCCGAGAAGCGCCGCTACGAAATCGGGCTTCTGGAAATCGCCCGAAAGAACTTCAAGACGTACACGGTGGCAGCCATCTTCATCATCCTCATGCTGACCGAGCCGCGATTCGCCGAGTTCTTCTCGGTCGCGCCGGACGGGGCGCTTTCAAGGCAGATACGCGAAGCCATATCGCAGACGCTGCGCTCGTCACCGCTGGTCTACGAGTACAAGGGAAACAAGCGTTTCAAGATTCTGAACCCATCCATCACGTTCAAGCCGAAGAGCTCGACGTACGTGCCGCTCAGCTATTCGACCTCTCGAATGGATGGCCGACTTCCCAGCGCCTTCTGCGCGGACGAGGTCGGGGCGCTGCCGACCAGCTACGCCGTCGAAGCCATGAAGTCGGGCCAGCTCAACATCCTCAACAAGCTCGGCTTCATCATCTCGACCAAGTACCCGACCATCGACAACCCATTCGAGGACGAGGTGGCATACGCCAAGAATGTGCTGGACGGCATTGCCGATGACGATACGCTGTTCGCCTTGCTCTACGAGCCTGACGACACGAAGGACTGGATGACCGACGATTTGGTGATGCGCCACGCCAACCCCGTGAGTTTGGAGATTCCCGAAATCTGGGAAGACCTGAAGAAAAAACGCGCCTACGCAATCGCGGTGGAATCGGCACGCGAGAACTTCCTGACCAAGCACTGCAACATCATCTATCAGGGACAGGGCACGGAGACCTTCATCGACGTTGCCGACGTTCAGGCCTGCAAGGTCGCGAACATAGACTGGCGCGGGCGCGTCGTGTATCTGGGCTTGGACTTGTCGGAGACGAACGACAACACCGCAGTCGCGATGGTTGCCGCCGACGATGACGGAAATATCCTCGCCGATGTTTTCGCGTTCGTGCCCGAGGGGCGCATCCCCGAGAAGAACGCATACGAGAAGATTGACTACAACGAGTTCGTTCGCGCCGGGAAGTGCATCGCCTGCGGTGACAGGGTAATCGACTACAGGGTCGTCGAGGACTTCATTCTCGGAATCGAGGAAAGGTACGGCGTGCAGGTGCAGGCAATCGGCTACGACCGATGGAACGCGCTCAGCACCGCGCAGAAGCTGGAAGGCGCGGGCTACAACACCGTCGAAATCAGGCAGCATTCCAGCGTGCTCCATCCTCCGACCAAACTTCTGAGGGAGAAGGTTCTCGGCGGCGAGTTCGAGTACACCGACAACAAGCTGCTTGAAATCAACTTCCAGAATGCCCGCTGCTCATACGACACGAACAGGAACATGTACGTCCATAAGAAGAAGAGCAAGGGCAAGGTCGATATGGTCGTATCGCTTATCAACGCCGTATACTTGCTTCAGCAGGACGTTGTCTTCAATCAAATGCCTGACTTCACGGTTCAGGTTATCTAAAGGGGTGATTCCATGGGATGGTTCAGCGATAGGTGGGGGCGCAAGCGCTCCGCCGGGAACGTCATCGGCAACGACGGCACGGTGAACGACGTGCTCTTGCGTGCATTGCTCTCAAACGAGCCAATCGACCGCGACAAGGCGATGACGCTTCCCGCGGTATCTGGCGCGGTCGACTTCATCACGAGCGCGGTCGCGTGCATGCCGGTGCGCCTGTACCGCACCAAGAAGGGCGTTGTCGAAGAGGTCGAGAACGACCCGCGAACGAAGATGCTCAACGGGGACACCGGGGACACGCTGGACGGTTTCCAATTGAAAAAGGCGATGGTCGAAGACTACCTCATGGGCAAAGGCGGCTATTGCTACATCGAGCGCAGCCGCAACGACGTGACGGGTCTGTTTTACGTCAATTGCGACGCGGTGAGCATCAACATCAACAGCGACCCGATTTACAAGTCGTACGACATCATCGTCGGTGACGGGACGTACAGGCCCTTCGAGTTCATCAAGATTCTGCGCAACACGAAGGACGGCGCAAGCGGTGTCGGACTTACGGTCGAGGTCTCAAGGGCCCTTGAGACGGGATACCAAACGCTCATGTACCAGCTTGGGTTGGTGAAGGCGGGCGGAAAAAAGCGCGGGTTCCTGAAGTCGCAGCGCAAGCTGGGGCAGGAGGAAATCGACGCGCTCAAGAGAGCATGGTCGAACCTTTACGGCAACAGCGAGGAAAACGTCGTCGTTCTGAACAACGGCTTGGAGTTTCAGGAAGCGTCGAGCACTTCGACCGAGATGCAGCTCAACGAGAACAAGCGTACGATGGCCGACGAGATTAACGGCATCTTCCACATCAAGGAAAATTTCGAGGAGACGTGGAAGTCCGCAATCTACCCAATCGTGAGGGCTTTCGAGACGGCGCTCAACCGCGACCTGCTGCTCGAAAGGGAGAAGCGAAATTACTTCTTCGCATTCGACAGCCGCGAAATCATCAAGGCGAGCTTCAAGGAGCGCTACGAGACGTACCAGCTTGCAAAAGAATGTGGCATAATGACAATCAACGAAATGCGCCGCAACGAGAACATGAACGAGGTTCAGGGACTTGACATTATCGACCTCGGCCTTGGCTCGGTTCTCTTCGACACCACAAGTGGAGAGACGTACACCCCTAACACGGACTCAACGAAGGCGGCTGGCGTTTCGGATTCCGAAGGTGCAATTCAGGCGCAAGGGGGTGAAGCAAATGCAGATTAACATTCGTGAGGACTCGGTCGAAATCGAGGGCTACGTCAATGCCGTCGAGCGAAACAGCAAGCCGCTGCTTTCGCGCATGGGGAAGTTCATCGAGCGAATCAAGAAGGGCGCTTTCGCACGTGCCCTGAAGCGTAACGACGACGTCCACGTACTTCTCAACCACGACTGGCAGCGCGATTTGGGCAGCACCAAGCAGGGAAATCTCGAGTTGACAGAGGACAACATCGGGCTTCGCGCCAAATGCACCATCTCCGACAAGGAAGTCATGGAGATGGCGAAGCGCGGCGATTTGGCGGGCTGGTCTTTCGGCTTCTACGACCGAGACGTCAAGAACGGAGTCGAGAACGGCATGCTGACGCGCGAGGTGAACGACCTCGACCTCGAAGAGGTATCCATCCTCGACCGTTCCAAGGTTCCAGCATACGACGGCACGCTCATCATGGCCCGCAGCGAGGATTCCGAGGACAGCATGTTCGTCTCCGATGCGTTCGACGCAAACGATGGCGAACACGACGTTTCACGTGAAACGCGAGAGGACAAGCCCGACGATGTTTCACGTGAAACCAAGCAGGAAATCGACTATAGCAAGTACAAGGCAATGATTGCCGAGATGAAGGAGGGCTAACATGCCGAAGATCTACCCCACCCGAGCCATGAGCTACAAGAACCTCATGGAGCTGAAGAACGACAAGATCGAGAAGGCCGAGAAGATTCTCGCCGACGCCGAGGTGAACAAGCGCGAGCTTACCGAGGACGAGGCCGAAGAGCTGGCTGAAATCCGCGACGATGTCAAGCGCATCAAGGAGGCGCTCAAGATTAGCGACGAGCTTGACGATTCCGAGGACAAGAAGTCGAAGCAGGAGCCTGCACCCGCTGGCGGCGAGCCGAAGCCGACTCAGGAGCAGCAGGACACCCGCGCTTTCGAGAACTTCATCCGAGGCCGCGTCGTTCACGAGCGTGCCGGCGAGCTGACCAAGACCGACAACGGTTCGGTCATCCCGACCGCTATCGCGCAGCAGATTATCAAGAAGGTTTACGACGTTTCGCCGATTTTGGAGAAGTCCCAGAAGTACAACGTCAAGGGCAAGCTTCAGATTCCGTACTACGACACCACGGATGGCGGCATCACCGTCGCGTATGCCGAGGAGTTCACCCCGCTGGCCTCTTCCAACGGAAAGTTCAAGAGCATCCAGCTCGACGGCTTCCTGGCCGGTGCGCTTTCCAAGGTCAGCAACTCGCTTATCAACAACTCCCAGTTCGACATCGTTTCCTTCGTTGTCAACCAGATGGGCGAGGATATCGCGCGTTTCATCGAGCACGAGCTTCTTATCGGCACCAGTGACAAGGTCGAGGGCCTTTCCACGCTCACAAACTCCGTGACCGCCGCGGCTCAGGCCGCAATCACCGCCGACGAGGTCGTCAAGCTGAAGGATTCCATCAAGGACGTCTACCAGAACAACGCGATTTGGGTTATGTCCCCGGCGACACGCACGGCGCTCCGACTTCTGAAGGGTTCCGACGGCCACTACCTTCTTCAGGACGACATCACGGCTGAGTTCGGTTCCACGCTGCTCGGCAAGCCGGTGTACGTGTCCGACAACATGCCGAACATTGCGGAGGGTGCCACTGCCATCTACTACGGAGACATGACTGGCCTTGCCACCAAGTTCTCCGAGAACATCACAACGCAGGTTCTCCGTGAGAAGTACGCCGACGAGCACGCCACCGGCGTCGTCGCTTGGTTCGAGTTCGACTCAAAGGTGCAGGACGCCCAGAAGCTGGCCAAGCTGGTGATGGCCAGTGCATAGGGCGCTGAAGTCTTTCAGCGGGGCAATCTCGATGCATGAGGGCGAGACGCGGGAGATTGATGACGCAGAGCTGGTGGCCGACCTGCTGAAGGCTGGATACATCGAAGAGGTCAAGCCCAAGCGCGGCAGGAGCACCAAGAAGTCTGGGGACGCGAATCCCCAAGAGTAGGGGGGATTAGATGAACCAGATTGCGAAAGTCTCGGAGGTCACTTCGACCGACCTTGCGGAATACCTGCGGGTCGGCGAGGTGACAGCTTCCGAGGAAGGGTTCCTGAATACGATTATCGGCGCGGCAACCGCGTATATGTGCAAGTACACGGGGCTTACGGCGGAGCAGCTAGACGAATCCAGCGACCTCGTTATCGCCTTGTTCGTGCTGTCACAGGACATGTACGACAACCGCGCCCTGTACGTCGATTCCGCGAACGTCAATCTGGCGGTGCAGAGCATCCTCGACATGCACTCCGTCAACCTTCTCCCCTCGGTGATGCACGATGGTTAACGCAGGCAAGTACAAGCATCTCATCCAAATCGTCAAGCCGAAGGTATCGCACGACGCGGAAGGGTTCCCGACCACGGTTGACGAGCCCGTACTGGAAGTCTACGCGAGCGCGAGGACGACGAGAGGGTACACGCTCATCAAGAGCGGCACGAGCTTCGAGGCGGCAACGACCAACTTCACGATTCGCTACCCGCCGACAACCAAAATCGACCGTGACATGGTCGTGCTTTTCGACGGTAGGCGATACGAGATTCAATATCTCAATAACATCGACTACGCGAACGTCGAGCTTGAGATTCAGGCGAAGGAGGTGACGCACTGATGGCGACATTCGACGAACAGCTCCCGACCGAGCTTATGGAGCAGTTCGAGTTCCTCGACAAAAGCACCGACACGATGCTCAAGGAAATGACGCGCGAGGGGGCGAAGAAGGTCTTGGCGAACGTCAAGTCCAACGTCCCGTCGAGCTTCATGAAGTCGGGCATCATGAAGTGCCTGAAGCTGACCCGCTCGTACAAGACGCCTTCCGATGACGGCGTCGCAACAAAGGTCGCGTTCTATGGCTACTTCACAAACGGGGACGGGAAGAGAACGCCGGCGCCGCTGGTGTGCAACCTGTTTGAATACGGGCGCAGCAATTCGACGTATCCACGGCATCCTTTCATGCGCCGCAGCTTCGTGAGCAGCGAAATCGAATCGGCCATGGAAAAGGTGCAGGACAAGTACCTGCCGAAGGGGTGAGCCGATGAACGCTGAAATCGTCAAGATTTTCGACGGCTTCACCGTCAACGGCAAAGAGGTTCCCGTGCGGTTCATGACCTACGAGGGACACGGCGAGCCTTACGTCATTTTCAGTCGAGAGTACGATGATAGCCCATATGCCGGGGACGATTCCCTGCTGGGGTACGTCACCTACTACGACTTCGACGTTTACAGCAAGGGCAACCACGCGGCGCTCGTCGAAGCAGTCAAGAAGGTTCTCGAAGATGCGGGGTGGACATGGCAGCCGTCCCGCTCTTCCGGGGACATGTACGAGAGCGACACGGGGTATTTTCATGTGACGCTCAGTTTCGCAAAGGAAAGAGGGATTTAGATGGCAAAAATCGGCCTTACTAACATCTGGTGGGCGAAGCTCACCGAAGCCGAGGACGGAGCACCGGCCTACGATGGCGCGAAGTCTTTCGGCAAGGCGGTTTCCTGCAAGGTTTCCGTGACCAACAACGACGCGACGCTCTATGCCGAGGACGCCCTTGCCGAATCCGACAAGAGCTTCAACAGCGCGGCCGTGACGCTCGGCGTTTCCGACGATGACGATACGATTTTCGCGCCAATCCTCGGCCACACCGTCAATGACGCTGCGGAAGGCAAGGGCGAGATGGTGCGCAACGCCAACGACGTCGCACCGTACGTCGGCCTCGGCCGCGTCATCACCAAGATGGTCAACGGCGCCTTGAAGTACAAGGGCGAGTTCCTCTACAAGGTCAAGTTCAGCGAGCCTAGCCAGGAAGACCAGACGAAGGGCGAGAAGGTCGACTTCAAAACGCCCGAAATCGAGGGGTCTGCGGCGCAGCTCTTGAATGGCGATTGGTCTGCCGCCAAGACGTTCGACACCAAGGACGCCGCCGTCGCATGGGTAAAGGACAAGCTCAAAGCGGCAACAGAGTAATAGCTGGAACATATGTGCGATAATGGGTCATGGCAATCGCCGTGGCCCATTGTTTTAAGGAGGAAGGAACGACATGAAAAGCAAACTGCAGGAAATCGAGTACAAAGACAAGACGTACAAGCTCGCTTTCGACCTAAACGTCATGGAGGCAATTCAGGACGAGTACGGCAGCATCGAAGCATGGGGCAAGCTCGTGGAGCCTGAAGAGGGGGAGCCTAACATCAAGGCGCTCGTTTTCGGAGCCACGCAGATGATTAACGAGGGCATCGAAATCTCCAACGACGAGGACGGCACCGACGAGAAGCCGCTCACGCATCGCAAGGTGGCCCGCATCCTGACGGCTGTCGGCCTTGAATCCGTGACGGGCAAGGTGCAGCAGACGGTGGTCGATTCCGCAGCAGATGATTCAAAAAACGCATAGTCCACGACGAAGACGTGATTTTCGATTATGACCCGACAATTAACTTCGCGTGGTACTACTTCATCGGGCGGACGCGCTTGGGGCTTTCGTCCGACAGGGAAGTCGGGAGACTGACGCTCAGGCGGTTTCGAGCGCTCTATCAGGCATACAGGGACACGTTCGACATCGAGACGCAGCTGAGGGCGAGCGGGTCAACGTATGCCAAGCTCGAAGCGCAGTCCATGAGCGACGAGGAATGGTTCTAACCAAGGGGGTGGTTATATGGCGAGTTTCGGTGGCGCGGTCAAGCTGACCGGAGAGAGCGAGTACCGCGCCGCGTTGCGCAACATCTCGCAGAGACTGAAGGAAGTTTCGTCCGAGCTGAAGCTCGTGTCATCGCAGTACGACAAGAACGACACGAGTATCGAGGCGCTGACCGCGAGGCAGACGGCGCTGACCCATCGGCTCGAAGAGCAGAAGTCGAAACTTTCCACGCTGCGCGAGCAGTATGAGAAGATGGGCGGCGAGTACCAGCAGAATAAGGAGAAGCACGAGCAGCTAGTCGCTTCGTACAACCGCGAGAAGTCCGAGCTCGAACGCATCGGGCGCGAGCTCGGAACGACCTCGCCCGAGTACAGGCAGCAGGCGGAAGTTGTCGAAAAGCTGAAAGAGCAGGTCGATAAATCGACCGCGGCCAACGACCAGAACGAGCGCTCCATGTCTCGTATGCGCACGCAGATGAACAACGCGCAGACGGACATAAACAAGACCGCGAGCGAAATCAAAGACCTCGAATCCCAGATGGGCAAATCCGCAACTTCAAGCGGAAAGCTCGGCGAATCGGTCGAGGACGCGGGCGAGAGGGCGCGGGACGCCGAGGGCGGGTTCACCGTCCTGAAGGGCGCTATCGCCAACCTCGCCGGCAACATCCTCACGTCGGCAATCAACGGCGTGCAGAGCCTTGTGGGCGAAGCAATCGACTCCGCCGACGCCCTGAAGAAGTTCGAGTCGACCATGAGCTTCGCCGGATACGACGATTCGGCAATCTCCAAAGCCAAGGACGATATGAAGACGTACGCCGACCAGACGGTGTACGACCTCGACACGGTTGCGAATACGACTGCGCAGCTCGCTGCCAACGGCATTCAGGACTACACGGGGCTGACGCAGGCCGCAGGTAACCTGAACGCCGTCGCCGGCGGAAACGCCGACACGTTCAAGAGCGTTGCCATGGTTCTCACGCAGACGGCTGGCGCCGGCAAGCTCACGACGGAGAACTGGAACCAGCTCGCGGACGCGATACCCGGCGCGTCGGGCAAGCTGCAGGAGGCGTTGCAGAAAAACGGCGCATACACCGGCAACTTCCGCGACGCTATGGCGCAAGGGCAAATCACGGCTGACGAGTTCAATCGGGCAATCATGGATTTGGGCTTCACCGACGCTGCCCAGCAGGCCGCTACCTCCACGTCAGTCTTCGAGGGCGCGATGGGAAACATGCAGGCGGCTGTCACCGACGGCCTCATGCAGATTTACGATGCCATCGGCAGTGAGAACGTGACGGGCCTCATCAACTCAATCAGCGACGGAGTCTCCAAGGTCATCCCGCCAATCAAGAAGGGCATATCGTGGCTGAAGGACAACCTTCCGACGATAGCTCCGCTTCTTGCCGGAATCTCCGCAGCGTTGGGTACCATCATGGTCGCGCAGAAGGTCGAAGCGATGGTTACCGCGTTCAAAAGCTGGAAGACCGCGACCGAAGGAATGGCAGTGGCACAGCGGCTTCTCAATGCAGCGCAGCTCGCGTCCCCAATCGGGCTGGTGGTCGGGCTTGTCGCCGGGCTTATCGCCGCGATAGTCGTGCTCTGGAACACGAACGAGGGTTTCCGAGATGCGGTCATGAACGTGTGGAACGGCATCAAGGACTTCATCGGCGATGCGGTTCAGGCAATCGGGGATTTCCTCTCGAACCTCGGCACCACAATCTCGCAGCTGCCGCAGATGTTCTCCGACTGGCTGAACGACGTAATCGCCACGGTCACCGGATGGGTTTCGGACATGGCATCCAACGCCGCGAGCGCCGGTTCGCAATTCGTCGGCAACGTCATCAATTTCGTCCAGAACCTTCCGTACGACATCGGCTACCTGCTGGGGACGGTTATCGGCAACGTCATCTCGTGGGTTGCCGACATGGCGAGCAACGCCGCTTCGGCCGGCTCGCAGTTCGTGTCGAACGCCATCAACTTCATCCAGAACCTTCCCGCGAACATCGCCAGCTTCCTGAGCAACGTCATCTCCAACGTCGTCGGCTGGGTCTCGAACATGGCATCCAACGCCTCGCGTGCCGGCTCGCAGTTCCTGAGCAACGCAATCAACTTCGTCTCGCAGCTGCCCGGGCGCATCGCGAGCTTCCTGAGTAAAGTAATCTCGAGTCTCGGCTCGTGGGCATCGAACATGGCGAGCAAGGGCGCGGAGGGCGCAAGGAACATGTTCAACGCGGTGGTCAATGGGCTGACCTCGCTGCCTAGCCGCGTGCTCGGCATCGGCTCCGACGTCGTTCACGGCATCTGGAACGGCATCAGCGGCGCAGCTGGATGGCTGGCCGACAAGGTGAAGGGCTTTGCGTCCGGCATCCTCGACGGCATGAAGGACGCACTCGGCATCCACTCGCCTTCACGGCTGTTCCGCGACCAAGTCGGCAAGTACATCGCACAGGGCATCGGCGAGGGCTTCACCGACGAGATGGGCAGCGTTGTCGGTCAGATGCAGGACGCCATGCCCGACCCATCGGCTTTCGCGGGCGACCCGCAGATTGCATACAGCGGTTATTCCGCAGCCGGGACGGTCGCCAATTCCAGCGTCGTCGACGCAGTTATCGAAGCCCTCGGGCGCGTCCACATCGTGCTCGATGACGAGGTGGCAGGCAAGTTCGTGGAGCGCACGGTCGCGAACGCGATTTACGCATAGGGGGTGTCTATATGATTAACTACGTCGAGCTGAACGGTGAGAAGAGCACGAGCGTCAAGGGGCTGATAATCCAGTCCCTTCCGCCAATCAGCAAGCCGAAAATGCGCACGTCCATCGAGACAATCGACGGGCGCGACGGCGATATGGTCACAAGGCTCGGATACGCTGCCTATGACAGGCAGCTGGGCATCGGCCTTCACGGTGACTTCGACATCGACGATGCAATCGCCTTCTTCGATTCCGAGGGGGAGGTCGTTTTCGGCAACGAGCCCGACAAGTACTACCGCTACCGGATTCTCGACCAAATCGACTTCGAGCGCCTGATACGGTTCCGCACGGCGAAGGTCAAGATGCACGTGCAGCCCTTCAAGTATGATGCGGTGGACAGGACTTTCGACATCGTGAACCAGTTCCTGCACGTCTGTGATTCGACGGCCAGCAGGTTCGGCATAACGGTCACTTCGAGCAACGACAGCATCAGGGTAGCCGGAAATGCGACGAGCGATGTCGATATAGAGGTTCCAATCGAGAGCATGTCGCTCTCCGGAAGCTACACCATGACCGCTTCGGCTATCGGCAGCGCTGCCGGGTGCGCGTTAAGGCTCATCGACGGCTCACCGTCCAGGTCTTTCGGCGACTCGTACATGGAACTGAAGAGCGACGGCGATTCGACCATGACCGCGACGGCTGACCCGAACGCCGAGTACGACGCGCTGTGGCTCGACGTGAAGGCCGGAACTTCGGTAAACTTCACGCTGAGAGTGACCATGGCGAGCGATAGCTTCAACAAAATCTCGCTGACGAATCGCGGAAACGTCATGTCAAGGCCGACCGTCACGGTGTACGGCAGCGGCAACGTCGAGCTTGCAATCAACGCGGTCACCGTGCTGTCGTTCTCAATCGAAGGCGGCAGCATCACGATAGATGCCGAGGAAATGAACGCATACCGCGGTAATGAGCTTATGAACCGACACGTGACCGGCGATTATGCAGACCTGCGCCTGAACGTCGGCGAGAACGTCCTGTCATGGAACGGTGACGTTACCGGAATCAAGGTCGAAGATTTTTCGAGGTGGTTATGATGCGAGCTAATTTTTCAATGGAAGATAAGTACATCAGGATGGTTCGCGGTGACACCCTTTCCTTCGGGATTCAGGTCTACGACGAAGAGGGAGCGCCTTTCGGGCAAGACTTGGAGCGGGCCAATTTCACTTGCAAGTCCAACCGCAGCGACAACCGATTCCTTTTCAAGAAGTCGCTTTCGGGCGGCGTCTCCAAGGTCGGGCCGGGCGCGTACACCGTGCGGGTGGCTCCGGGCGACACGGCAAACGCGAAGCCCGGGAAGTACTTCTACGACTTTGAAATCGGCTGCAACGGCGATGTGTTCACGGTCATGCGCGGCGTGCTCGAAATCATGCAGGACGTTACGTTCTAGGGGGTGATAAAATGGCGAAGATAGACGAGAACGTCAAGGTCATGCTGCTAAAAGGAGAAGCTGGCGCGAGCATCGAGTCAATCGACAAGACCGCAACCGACGGTCTGATTGACACGTACACGGTAAGGCTCACGGACGGGACCGTGGGCAGTTTCTACGTCACGAACGGCCGCGACGGCGAGAAGGGCGATAAAGGCGATACGGGGAGCACGATATCGGTTCCGGTGTCCGGGCTGTTCAACATGGGGGTCGATTCGGACGGAAACCTGTGGGTGTACCATTCCGATTCGGACAAAGCACCAGAATTCCAGTACGACCCATCGAGCGGCAACCTATACTACATTACAGAGGGGTGATAGCGAATGGCGAAAACTTTAATCGGCAACGTCAAGGGAAAAGACGGTCGAGGAATCGCCCGAATCGAAAAGACGGGAACGACCGGCTCAGTCGATACCTACACAATCACATACACCGACAACACCACGTACACGTACACAGTCAACAACTCAGACAACATTCCGCTTCAGCGCCAAATCGTCCCGAGCGCGGCGGTGGAATCTTCTGCAACCGCTTCGCAGGCGTACGGGGCCGGCGATTACGTTGTCGTTAACGGCGTTCTGCGCAAGGTCAAGAGCGCCATCGGCAAGGGCAATGCCATCTCAGATTCCAATTCGACCGCCACGACGGTAACGGGTGAGCTCGCCACCATCGGGAACTCCGTATCTAAAAGTGTGTACATCCTGCTATACGATGGCGGGAATACCGGCGGCAAGGTCACATTCTACGCCAGAGGATGCATGGCAACACTTACAGTTGCCGACGTTACCGGTGTAAACGTGGGAACGCCGTTGAAGGTGACTGACATAATTCCTACAGAGTTTAGACCCGACATCAGTTTTTACAACCCGTTGGTACACAGGCAGAGCAACAACATAGGGCAAATCTGGGTTCCAAATAAAACATGTGATGACCCTTATGCGTACATATACGCAGGAGTTGCGCCTTCTGGAAATAGCAACGCGCTCTACGGAACGGTATCTTGGATATATACCGAACCAGATGATTTAGAGGCAAATTAGCGATAGGGGAGACTATGTCAAAGACCTGCAAATTCGCAGACGGAAAGACCATCGATTTCACTGACGGGAGCACAGCACTCGATTGCGTGGCGGTTGTCGCAACCTTCGCGGAGCTTGACGCAATCCGCGCCGAGTTCACCGAGGACAACCTGAAGGGCGCGGCTTTCGACGGCACCACGGTGCAGCATCTCGTGCCCGTCTCCGTGAAGGCCGAGACGGACGGAGAGAACGTCGTTGCCCATTTCACCAACCGCGTGAAGGGGCAGGACGAAATCAACGCCGAGCAAATCAGCGAGCTGCAGGAAGCCGTAGCCGGAATCGTAGAGGGGGCTTAAATCATGGGATACATCTACGCACGCTTGATTTTCAAGGGACTTCGCACCTTTGATAGCGTCCCGAAGAAGTACCAGGCAGCCACCAAGGCGGCCTACAAGGACATTTACGGCATCGAGCTTTAGGGCCGTAGAAAGATTGAACGCTCAAGGGGGTGCAGCGATGCGCCCCCTTGGCATATAGGGAGGTGCATCTATGATTAGGGTTTTCGAGCCAACCGACAAGAGCTTCACCACCAACGGCGATATCGTCGTTCTGCCGACCAAGGCAAAGGTGACCAAGAAGGACAATGGCGATTACTATCTGGACTTTGAAGCGAGCACCAAGTACGCCGACTATCTGACGAGTGGGAGGATAATCGTAGCCGACACGCCGCAGGGTGCGCAGGCGTTCCGCATCTCGGACATGACCAAGAAGAGCACGAAGGTCTCGCTGAAGGCTTGGCACGTGTTCTACGATTCGAAGAACTACCTCATCGCCGACTCTTACGCCGTGGACATGAACGCCGACGCGGCGCTAGACCACCTGAACGAAGCGACGGAGCCGAAGAGCGAGTTCGCCACCATCTCGGACGTGCAGACGATTGACTCGTTCCGCTGCGTTCGCAAGTCTTTGTACGAGGCAGTCCAGACGGTCGTCGAGCGCTGGGGCGGGCATCTGGTGCGCGACAACTTCCGCATCGAGCTGCGCCAGTCCATCGGCGCAGACAACGGCGTCACGGTGAGGTACCGCAAGAACCTGAAAGAGCTGACGTGCAAGTACGATTGGAGCGGCGTCGTCACGAAGCTGTTGCCAGTGGGCGCGGACGGCATCCTTCTCAACGACCAAGACGCGAGCGCCTCGGTATACGTCGAGAGTGAGAAGAAATGGAGCATCCCGTACACCAAGACCGTCTCGTTCTCGCAATCGGACATCAACAAGGAAGATTACGGCAACGACGAGACCGCCTACCGCAAGGCCCTCGTCGATGACCTGAGACGGCAGGCGCAGGATTACGTCGACAAGAACTGCATGCCGAAGGTCAACTACACGTTGAAGGCGGACATGGAGCGCGTGACCGATATCGGCGACACGGTGGAGGTTATCGACGAGCGGCTGGGGGTCCACATCCTGACAAGCGTCATCGGGTTCACGTATGACTGCATTCTCGGCAAGTACACCGAAATCGAGTTCGGGAACTTCACGAAGACGCTGAGCGGCCTTGCCGGGTCGCTCCAATCGTCCGCACAGAGCGCGGCGCAGAGCACGGTCAACAACGCCATTCAGGGGGTCGCAGACACGGTGACCCAGAGCGTCACGCAGTCGATGGGAGCTTCCTACGTCATCTACGACGGCTCGAAAATCATGGTGCTGGACTCGCTGCCGAAGGAGGACGCCCACAACGTCATCATGATTAACGACAACGGCATCGCCTTCTCGCGCAACGGAATCGCCGGGACTTTCGAGAGCGCGTGGGGCATCGACGGCACGATGAACATGCAGAACATCAACGTCATCAACTTCGTCGCCGACCTAATCAAGGGCGGCACGCTGAAGCTTGGCGGAAGCGGCAACGGCAACGGCGTCATGGAGGTCCGCTCGGCGGGCGGCTCGCTTCTGGGGCAGCTCGACAAGGACGGGCTGAGGATGCGGGCCAACGACGGCTCGCGCATCGAAATCAACGCTTCGCAGGGGCTTGTGGGATACGACGCTCAGGGAAACCGGACCTACGGCGTGACGGACGGCGTGTTCTATATGGAAAACGGGTACATCAACAGCTCGCTCGCTATCGGCGGCCTTATGAAGACGGTACCGATTCAGACGGACGCAAGCACTGGCATCGCGTTCGTCGCGCTGGCATAGGAAGGGGGAAATCGAATGGCATCAAGTGGCAGCATCACAGGCGCATATCGCGGCTACACGCTGCGGGCGGATTGGAGCGCGGTCCAGAACGCGGCCGGTAATTATTCCGACGTGACGGTCAAGCACACGCTGGTCATCGGCTCCGCATACTCGCTGAACATCGCTTCGCGCACGGACACCTGCTCAGTCGGAGGTGCCTCGCAGGGATACACTTCCGGAAGCATCGACCAGAAGGGCGGCTCGGTTCTTCTCGGCACGACCGTCCACAGGGTGTCGCATGACGCTGACGGAACCAAGACCGCGCAGCTTACCGACACGTTCGACATCAACGCCACGATTGACGGCAAGAAGGTCGGGAGCATCACGGCATCTGGCTCCATCTCGCTCGACAGGATAGCCAGAAACGCGACACTTGTGACCGCCAACGACTTCACCGACGAGACGAACCCGACGCTCACCTACAGCAACCCTTCGAGCCTCGAGTGCGACGTTTCAATCGAGTTCGAGGGCGGCAGCATCACGAGGGCTGGCGCGATAAGCGGGGTAAGCGGCCCGTACACGATGCAGCTCACCGATTCCGAGCGCACGACGCTGCGCGACGCGAGCAGGAAATCGCAGACGCCGAAGGTCACATACGTTCTGAAAACGACCATCGACGGCACCGCCTACTACTCGCGGGCCGAAAGGAAGATGAACGTCGTCGACGCAGCGCCCGAGTTCGGGGCAGTCTCATACGAGGACACCAACGCGGCAACGGTGGCTGTGACTGGGGACAAGTCCCGAATCATCCGGAACCATTCGACGCTTGCGGTGAAAGTGCCTACCGCGACAGCAAAGAAGGGCGCGACCATTGCAAGCTACACCATCGCCTTCGGTGGGGTGACGAAAACCGTGACGGCTGCGGGGGCCGTCACGCTGGGAGCTGTAGACGTTTCGCATTCGCAAGCCCTGACCGTCACGGCGAAAGACAGCCGTGGGTTCACCGCCAGCAAATCGGTTCAGGTGACCGTCGATGATTACAGCGCCCCGACTGCCGTCATCGACCTGCACCGCCTGAACAACTTCGAACCTGAGACGCACATCACCGCGAGTGCCCGCCACTCGTACCTGAACGGCAGGAATGCCGTCACCATCACAGCGAAGTTCAAGAAGGTTTCGGATTCGAGCTACGGAACGCCACTCGAGTTGGCCGATTCCATCCAATCCACGGTGACGTGCGACAGAGACTCCGCATACGACTTCGTTGTTACGGTGGCTGACAAGCTGGAATCGACCGACTACAGCCTCACGCTCGGCAAGGGCATCCCGTCGTTCTTCATCGACACCAAGAAATCCAGCGTCGGCGTGAATTGCCTGCCAAGCCAATCGGACGTTTTGCAGCTCGGCGATTCGGCATGGCTCACGGCTCAGGGAGCCTACCCGGTCGGGGCAATCTACCTGAGCGTAACCGACGCGAATCCCGCTGCATTGTTCGGTGGGACGTGGGAGCGCATCGGCGGGCGGTTCCTGCTTGGAGCCGATACCACCTATACGGCGGGCAGCACGGGCGGCGAAGCCGCTCGCACGCCGGCGGTTGACGAAATGCCGAAGCATGACCATGAGATTGACGACCTCAACGCATCTGGCAGCGCGACCCCGTCCATGACCGTTCAGGCGCAGGACAAGAGGGGATTCGGCGGCAACGTCCAGACGATGTACGCAGGCGGGGACGGTTCGCGCAACAACATGCCCCCGTATCTGGCTGTTTTCATGTGGAAGCGGGTCGACTGACATAAGAAAAAGGCGGGTAGCCATGAGCTATCCGCCTTAATTATGTCTCTGGAATCATGGAGGGGTGCATAAATGCGTCCTCTCATGATGGTGGAAAGATTATATTTCGAGACTGATTCGGAGCGTTGGCTCTATCGCCGCGCCCGACTCAGTCTTTTCATATTCGATTCTATCGACAATCATCTTGAGCAGGTCGTTCTGCTCCTTTAGTCATTCCTTTCTCGTTGTCTTATCAAAAAGTGTGCGAACTGCTTTATCTGGTCAAGCTCCGCGTCCGTGTACGCGCTGCTTGAAAATGTCATCTCGCGCCGTTGTTGCTTGCCGTGGACAAGCTCCTCGATGCCTATGCCGAAGCAGTCCGACAGCTTCTTGAGCGTTGGCAGGCTGATGTTCTCGGCGCTGCGATTAAACCATGAGTTCACCGCGCTGGGGCTTATCCCACACTCTTTCGCCAATTTTCGACGGGATATCCCCTTTGCGCTCATAAGAGACTGCAAATCGTCAGTAAATGCCATCCAAAATTCGACTCCTTTCCCCGCTAAACGTCGGTACCGCCACGTCTGCTAAGGTGATTATATAATCTATAGGTGTGCACTGTAAACACTAAAGTGCTCATTTTTTAATAG